CCCGGGCGTCGGCGACCGGATAACCGGTGTACCCGCACCCCTCGCCCCGATAGGTCCAGCTGCAGGTGTGGCGCAGGGCGAGACGCTTGGGCAGCCGGACGTCGTCCAGGGCGAAGGCCGTCGACAGACTGAACGTGACGGATAGTTTATTCTCGCTGGTCTTGCGCTCGATATACCAGGGTTCGTCTGGCCAATGTCCGGTGGGGCTGGGGGTGGCGCCGTCGTCCAGGTACCGGCGCAGGACCCGGCGCCGGATCAGCTTCGCCCCGACCAGGTCGTCCCACCGGTTCACCAGGCCAGTCCAGATCAAGCCGACGTTGGACACCCGCATCTGGGGCTCGCTGGGTGCGTTGTTGCTGTTGATCTCGAACCCGGTGCACTCGACAGGCATGGGCTCGTATTCTTCGCCGTCGTAGAACAGGCTGGTGCCGTTGGACTGATTCCAATTGCAGAACCGGTACGGCTCCCGCTCCGGGTCGAAGATCGACAGGTCCAGCACGTAGAGCTCTATTACGGCGTCCAGGTCCTGGAGCCCCACCAGCTGGTCGATGTCGGGGATGGGGCTCACGGTGTGGCAGACCGCAGGTTGAAGGACAGACTCGCCAAGTGGTCGGCCTGATAGGCCCGGGTCCACTCGACCGGGTCGAGCTCCCAGAGCCAGGGGGTCGTCTCGCCCGGGGGCACCCATTCGAAGCTGCCCGTGCCCAGGGCCCGCAGCGCGTCCTCGAGCTCTAGGACGAGCTCGATGGCCATGGGCGGGGTGGAGACCGACCACCTGCGCACCTCGGTGTTAATGCCATCGGGGCGCCGCTCCCGGTACCCGTCCCCGAACTGCGTTACGAGGATGCGCTGGGACGTCTGCCCCGTGGCGGAGACCTGGACTCGAAGGGTGCCCAGGTCGATCTGGCTGTTACAGCGGATCGGCATACACCCACGGTAGCCGCTCTTGTGTGCTATACTGGGTAAATCGGCGGTCGAGCATGGGTGCTCCCGCCGATCTTCCCACAGCATTTTCCGCCATGAACACCATCCTCTGCCTCCTGGTCACCATCGCCGCTGTCGTCGTTGGTGTCCTCCTCTGGGCCACCGAGACCCAGACCGACCGGGCCCGCCGCTGGCATCGCTCCGGCCTCTCCCAGGCGAAGATCGCCGACCGCCTGGGCGTCAGCCGCTACCGGGTCCGCCGGATGCTCGCCGGGTGACCCCCGGGAGCCCCGGGAAGGGGCCTCTCCTTACGCCCGGGGGTCAGCGCCCCCGGGCCCCAGCCAGGACGCCTCCCGGGCGCTGCTGGCGCAGGATCTCGGCCGTCACCGCCGCCTGGATGCCCCGGGCGAGCTCCCCGCCCCCGGTGCCGTCCACCTGGGCCTGGCCGTCACTCGACACCGAGACGTTGATATTGTTTGTCACCTGGGCCCCGCCCATGCCCTGGCCCCCGGTGTGGTCGACGACCGTCTCGTTCGGGTGGAGGATGGCCGCGAACCCGCCTTTGCCATCGAGGCCCCCGGTCCTGGGGCCCGCCCCGGTGCTGCCACCGCCATCGAAGCTGAGCAGGCTGCCGGCGATGCCCAGGCCCGTCGAGAACAGGTTATCGCTCGTGCCGATGCCCCCGGGCAGGCTGGTGCCACCGCCACCGCCGCCAGGCCCCTTCGGCATGAGGAGCCCCAGCAGCTGCGCTTTGGCCCACTCAGCGAGCATCTGGGCGACCATGTCGGCGAAGCTGTCCGCGATGCCCTGGAACAGGTCCGCCAGGGCGTCCTCCGCCGTGGCCGTGCCGCTGATCAGGCTGCCCATGAAAGACCCGTACGCGTCGCTGGCCGAGCCAATCGCCTGCTCGAGCCGGTTTACCTTCTCCTCCTCTCTGGTCGTGTCGGCCAGGGTGCCGCTCAGGTCGAAGCTCTGCCCCCGGGCCCCGGCCCCGGTGCCGGTAAACCGGGACATGTCGAGGAGCTCCCCGCTCAGACCGATCCGCCGCAGAAGGGCGTCATTCAGCCGCAGGTTGTAGTCGAGGCGGGCCCGGTCGAGCTCCAGCTGCTGGGCGTTCTGCAGGGTGGTGGTCTCCTCCGCCGATGCCGAGCCCTCGAGTAGCTTGGTGAACTTGGTTTTGATATCGGCCTGCTCGTTGGCGTACCCCACCTGGATCCGAAGCTGCTCCGTAGAAGCCGATGCCAGGTCGAGCTCCTGCCGGCTGACCCGCAGCATGTCTTGAGCCGTCGCCAGCCCCTCTCGCCGTTTTTCCTCGCGTTCGGCCTCCTTCTCGGCGGCCTCGTTTGCCCAATCGGCCTCCTGCATCGCCAGACCTCCGGAGCCCTTGCCCCCCAGGTTCATCAGCCGCGCCAGGCCGGGGGTGACGCGGATCCGCCCGCCGGGGGTCGGGATGTGCACGTGGTCCTTGTGCCCCCTGGGGTCGCTGTTCGGGCCGAATAGCTGGTTGCCGAACGCCCCGGTGGCCCGCAGCTGGCGCTCGAGGGCCCTGGCCCGCTGCACGGCGAAGCTATACGACCCATCGAGCTCCCCGATGTCGATGGCGTTGAGCATGTGGTTAGGCGTCCGGTGCCCCTTGTTTGTGAAGTCGCCACTCGTCCGCTCGTACCCCTGGCTTTTCAGCCAGGTCCGCATCTGGTTCGCCGAGATGTAGGCGGGGAAGTCGGGCCCACTCCCGGAGCCCCCTCTACTGCGCCCCTTCTTGTCCGCTTCTTTCGCCGCCGCCTCGGCCCGTCGTCTTGCCTGGTCGGCATTCCGGGTGCGCTGCTCCAGCCCCTCGGGGAGGAATGGCCCGAAGGTCTCCTGTTTGGGGCCGTACCCCAGCTGCTCGGCGAAGAAGTTCGTCACACCCCGCCCGCCCGGGAGCCGGTTGATGAAGTTGACGCCATTTGTCAGGCTGTTGATGACCGGGTTGCCGGCCAGGTTCATAGCCTGCTGCAGGGCGAAGCCCAGGCTCCCGGCGTTCTGCGTCGCCAGGTCGAGGAGCTCGTTCAGGGCCTTCAACGTTGCCAGGACCGGCGGCATGACCGAGCCACCGACGACCGTGCCCATATCGACAAACCGATTCTTCAGCTTCTCCACGTTGGCCCCGGTCGTGTCGAGCGACTTGGATAGTTGGTCGGCCCCCTCGGTGCGGATGTTCTGCAGGGCCTTGAGGACGACATCGCTGGTGAGCTTGCCCTCGGCAGCCAAGTCTCGCAGTTCGCCAGCGTTGATCCCCAGGACCTTGGCCACCTCGATGCCGACAGCCGGCGTCTGTTCCATAATCGAGTTGAACTCGTCGCCCCGGAGCGCCCCGGAGCCCAGGGCCTGAGCCAGCTGCCGGAAGGCGCCCTCGCTTTCCTGAGCCGTGGCGCCCGCATTCCGGGCCGCCGTATTGAAGCCTTCGTAGACGTCCCGCACCTCGGACAGGGTGAAGCCCAGGGGGCGCAACCGGGCGTAGGTCTGCGCCAGGCCCGCCTGGGCCTCCTGCTGCGACATGCCGAACTTAGCGGCCGCCACGCTGGCCACCTCCTGGAAGCGGTTGTAATCGTCGAGCCCCTTGGTCAGCCCCCGGATCCGTACGTCGGTGTTCTCGGCGGCCACCGCCAGTCGGAAGATCGAGTTCGCCATGGCCCCGGCCGCCGTGACGACGCCCAGAGCAGCAAAGGCCTTGAGCCCGCCCACGAGCATCTCCACCTTGCCGGTAGCTGCTTGGGCGCCCCGGGAGATGCCACCAAAGCTGTCCCGCCCCCCGGCGCCGGCTGCGGTGCGGTCCACCCCGCGCAGCCGCTGCTCCATCCGGGCCAGCTGGGTGTCGGCCTGGCGGGTGCCAAAGACTAGATCGACCTGGTAGGCGGTTGTCATGGCTCCAGCTTACCTACGCTGCCGAGATGCGGACCCTAACGGTGATTGAGTTGACGGCGACGGCGCTGGCCCTGACGGCATGCGGGCTTCTCGTCACGACGGCGGCGGGCCCGGCGATCCGGCTTTACACCGAACCGTCGCCCCCGCTGACGATGCCGGTCTCTAGGCCTGTTGTTTAAGCCGCTCTTCCTGGAGACAACGGGCCCGGACCTGCCAGAGGACGAGCTCGGCCTCGGTCATCTGCTGCTGCAGCTGCCCCCAGGTCATCCCAAGCTCAGCCGCCAGGTTCAACTCGAACTGGAGTCTTTGGTCTTTCCGGAACTGGGCGAGCAGGACTTTGGGGTCTGGTCGCCCTCCTCGTCGTCGTCCAGGGGCGCGGCAGAGTAGAGACCGTTGACCAGATCCGCCACATACTCGGCGCTGACCGCACGGCGCAACATCGCCAGATCGCCTGGGGCGAACAGCGGCTGGCCGTTGGCGTCCTTCGCCTTGATCAGGAGGAGCCCCAGGTTGATCTCCAGCTGCTCGTCGCTTTTGGCATTCTCCGCCGCCTGCCGGCGCTCGGCCAGGGTGACGGGCGTCGTATACATGTCGAGGACCGCCCCCGACGGGAAGGTGATCCGGTGACGCTTGAGGGCTTGGAGGTTGGACTCCGCCTTCAACAGGTCAATGGCTCGCATGGGCTCAGATCTCTCCGAAGATGTTGGTGGGCTGGTCGCTGAAGCTGAAGTTCACCGTGCCCTGGGTCGGGTCGGAGCCGGTGGCCACGCCCAGCTGAAAGCCCAGGATCGAGATGGGCCCCTCGATGAACTCCGAGCCGCTGACATTCACGGTGCCGGTCGGCCCATAGACCGTGTCGACGAACAACTGCACGGAGGCGCCGTCCTGGTTCTTGCGCAGGCTATTGCGCAGGAGGCGCCGGGACAGCGACTCCTGGTCCCTGGTGAACCGGACCACCATCGAGCCGGAGCCGTCGACGTAGCCGCCCTGGCGG